GTTTAAAGTCATCAAAGGTTTCTAATCTGATACCTTCGTCTGACATCTGCATTGTCCAATAATAAGCAGTGAGCATTCGGTCATCGTCTTTGGTTTCAGGGTGCTTAAGTAGAACAGCAGCAACCCTTTGCTGAATCATGTTGTTCATTTCTTAAATCTCCTTCTGTAAAGTGGTTCAACATACGGCTTTTCAGACTCGTTGGCTTGACGCTCAAGCTCATCCTCAAGCTTCTTAAATTCTCTGACTTCGTCGCATATTTTCAAATAAGCTAAATAGCAAATAGCCATGATTAATGCGACAGGTAAAACTAATATAACTGGTACTTCCATACTTCAAATATAAACTTTCTTTTTAATTCGCCAAAATATTTTGCAATAATTCCCAAGCATTAGTCAATTTCTCATTGAGTTCAAACTCAACTTCGTGACGTTCAATCTCTCCAATGTGCATCTGTTTTCCTTCTGGCATTCGTGGATCATACGAAACGAAATAACCATAGTCCAAGTTGGCGGCAATCATGCCGAGTTGCATCTGCCAATAATACTCTGGGTGTATTTGTTTGAGAGAATCCGCATCATAGATGTTGAAGTTCTTTAAATGGATACCTGAGTTGTACGGGCATTTTATTTCAAGGATTGCATCTTGACTCAAGCCGTCAGGTGAATAACCACTGTACTCACCATAAGGAATAAATACATAGGTTTCTCCGCCATAGTATGTCCACTCCTCAAAGTTATGCTGATTGAAATAGTAAAAGGCATCCGCCTCGTTTGTTATACCCCATTCAAGAGCGTCACCATATACTGGCTTAGAGTTGCCCGTAAGTATCTCAGCAGCTCGTTCATAAACAAATGTTTCTGCCGTTTTAGATAGGGGAGAACCTGATCGGCTGCTCCCCATTAACTTGTGTACTACTGAAGCCGTGAAACGATTGGCTCTTGCTTTGAGCCATTCCTCTTGGCTTTGTGTCATCGTAACTTCCATCCGTTCTGCATTAGTCATTTCGTTGCTGTCAGCACCTCCTCATGCTTTTTAGATAGAACAAACTTGTCTTTAATGTCTTGGATGTTCCCACCGTTCTGAATGTGCTTCAATGCTTTCTGCCACATTGGATGTTGTGGTGTGATGGTTTCCTTGACTGTTTTAACTTGATGCCCACTTGCACTATTGCCGTCATCGTCTGCCTGGTTAAGATTGAAGATAGATGCAAGGGCATAACGACGAGCATAAGTCAAAGCAGAACCATACTGCTGAGGGTTGTTTGCATCTCGCATCCTTAAGAGCTGTTCGCTCTGCATCCATTCGCCACTCTCTACGTGATAAATCTTAGTTACCAATACGTCATCGTGTGGGTGCTGAGTAATCAAAAGCCCTAACTCTTGACATACCGGGTTGATGGTAACAAGTATGCTTGAAAGGTCAGCATAGGTTGATTGAAAGTGGTCGTTCTTAGCTGTCTTTTTAACAGCGTTTACTTTACCTTGGAACTCAAATAGAGCCTTCACAAGGTTGTTTGTTTCGTTACTTGTTTTCATTTTCTATTAGTTTAATTCTTGTTGGTTTTAGGTTGTGATAATACATCAGGTCATTGATAACGTCATAACGCTCTATGTCGTTGTAAATGGTGAAGTCTGTTTTGTAGGATGCTCCTTCCTCGTCAACTACTCTGAATACATGATCAGAATACTCATCACGGTAGTGTTCCATGATCATAGACTCTACTTCCTCACGGTCAAAGAATAGCGTCACAAAATACTGTATAACCTCAATCTCGTGGTCGTGTACTAACATAGTGATCATTGCTGCACCTCCTCGTTTTCTATGTCCTCAAGGGCAGCCTTTAAAACTAAAAGGGCCTTGTCTGAAATGACGTTGCCTTCAATGTACTTCTTAACGGTGGGCATACTTACCCCCGTTTCTTCACTGACACGCTTGATGATGCCGTGGCGTTTCTTAAGCTTGATTAGCTTTACAATTTCTTGTATTTCCATGCCACAAATATAAAAATAATTTGCAGAATGAAAAAACTTTTTTCTTTATGGGCTGCCTAAAGTGTCGGCAATATACCGTCCAATCCTCTGAGCGAGGGTTTGAGTTGTCACTTGTTTTAAAGATGGTGTCACGAATGGTTGAGCCTTTGTTCCCTTCTGTCCAATCTTCCTAGCGATAACATAGGCAAGTGACTTTGTTGCTGCTATCCTATCAGGTGACTGGGCAATCTTTTGTTGTACAGGTCGTTTATTTTGTATCCACTCGTAAATGTTTTTAATCGGTGGCATCTTACCGGCTCTCCTTCCATCTTCTACATATTGCCAATAATCCTCCATTAGAACAGTCAAACGATATCCGCTTTGTGTTCCTTTGATTTGTGGCTCAATAGACTGAGATAATGAACTTGAAGCGTTTGTCTTGTTAGCCCTTAATCGGTTCTGCATCTGAGAGATTAACTCATTGCCCCAATTTTGAACTATACGCAAAATCCCATCATCTGATGACGGGTTAAAATCTGAATACTCTTTTCCTATGTTCTCAAGAGAATCAGCCATTCAATTTGCTTAATGCGTAGTTGTGAAAATCTTTCAATCTGCTGATCCATCCACGACCAAAATGCTTGAATGAAGATAGACCTCTCAAGAAGTTAACTCTGTGGTCGTATGACTTCAAGTAAATATAGTCCTCCCCTTTCATTATTATTAGGCGATTTAAGGCACTCAATGTGTTCTTTCCTACCTTCCCATCCACTGCAATGCTAAAACCCTCTGACACGATAAATTTCTGTAACTGCTTGGCTGCTCCATAAACGCCACTACCCCAGGCGAAATCTGCCCAAAATTCAGCGATAAGGTCGGATTCAATATCATCTGCTTTTATACCTTCCCAGTAGAGCTTGTAGATAGACTTCCAATCTTCATGACTCATTGCGTAGAAACGCTTTATTGATTCTTCTGAATCTCCGTGCTGTGCCTTCCAAGCAGCCCACGTAATGCCTTTATTTGTGTGAACGCCTGAACCATCAGGTACGCAGTTCGCTGATGCACTATCTTTAACGTGCTTACTGAGTCCTCCTTCCCACCGAAGGATATAGTCGATATTAGCATTATTTATATTACCCATTTTCTTTAACAAGTTTGTTGATGTACCACTGTGCTTTGAGCAAGTCCTCATGCCCGTTCTTACGCTCAAAACGCCAAATATACTTAATAATATTACCCTTGAGATATCCTTTGAAAGCTTCATGACTCATACTTGATTTTATTGCGTCGATGCACTCCACTTCACCAGTGTAGTGAGATGGACTATTTACACTGTCAGCCATATGTATCTAAATTCTTCGTAAGGCAAATCTATGTAAAAAGAATGAGATCCCTCGCAAAACACTTGAGTCATCTCGTAAAACTGCGTCGCTCCTACCACTTTTGACAAGTCCAAAACACCTTGTTCTACTATCTCCACCTCTTGAGATTCTGTTTCTAATCCTATCTGTTCGTAAATAGGATCAATCATGTCCTCCCGAAATATGTAGTTTACCTCTATCTTCATTGTGTTTGGTATGTTCTGGCTTTCACAATCATTTTATCTATACCTTTCTGATGTATTCTTACAGGCGTTAATTCACACCATCTTGCACCGATGAAGCGTGGCGAAAAGCCTTTTTCAATCGCCCATCCTGCTGCTCCATATTCATCGCCCTTCTTATACTCGTCTTTATAGGTGGCTGTGCGAATCATTAGGATATCTTTTGTTTCAACCTTGTTTGCATGGTTCATCTTTTCCACTCGGTAATTCATTTCGTAATCCTCATGAACGTGACCTTGCCAAATCATGTCAGCACCTTGAATAAATGTTGCCGCTCTATTATGGCCAATAACTCCCTTGGTTACTGCACCCCCAGCCATCCCGTGGTGATATTTAATGCGATATGATGCTTTTGATCCGCTCCTTTCAAAAGTGTAAACAATCCAACCTCCATAGCCCCCAGTTTGAATGTGAGTATTATTAACCATATTTAAGCCACCGACAAATCGTTGAATCAAATCTACCTCGTTGTGCTTGATGATAGCCGTTTCATGATTGCCATAACCTACCACTTTGATGTGTTCAGCATATGGTGAAAACCACTCTATCGCTTGATTTGCTATCTCGTCAAAGTAATGGTCTACTTTGAACTCAGGTCTTAGACTTCCTTTACTGCCACGGAAATCCCTTCTCGACCCCATGAGGTCAAAGGTATCTCCATTAAGGTGTATATCTGCGCCTTGCTCGACGGCTTCGTCAAGATGACGTTTAAGGATGTCACGTTGGCAATAGGGAGAATCCCAGTGGATGTCGGAGATGAGAAGTAATTTCTTAGGTGAGAAATCGTGGTCGAATCTGTGTACATTTGTTTTCATAGTATTAAAGCCATCAATAGTATTAGACTACTGAAAGCTGATATTTTTTGATATCTATATTTAGCCTCTTTTTCTTTATTAGTGGCTATTATTAGTTCTTGAATTATACTGTCTTGACGATGTATGGTTAAGGAGTCATTGTGTGCTAATTTGATATACAACTCTTGCTTTTGTCTGCACTCGTGCAACTCAATCAACCGCTCATTTATCTCCCTTATCGTGCTGTCTGAGAATTGAGAGAATGCTCTCTGTGGTGTTAACACTGCTAATGCTATCAGAGTAGATATTGCGAAGGGAATCAATCTTTTTATCAACTGCATAGATTTCACGAATGATAATAACTCGGCTTGTGTCACGTTGGTATGTCGCAGTAGCTTTCGAGGTAGGGCGTGTTAATACTAAAACTAATGCCATGCCCAGCAACAACATCAGTACGTGAGTCAAAAAAGGGTTCAGCCGTTCCGCTAACCACGATTTCAAAGTCTGCATCGGTTACGTTTCGTTTTAATAGTGTTACAATGTCTATAATTATTCCTGCCGTGTCTGATAGCACTTCAATCGTGTTGGAGCTGCTTTCAAATTGGCGATCCATCACTAACATGGAGAAGTCATAATTAACTGCCTTCTGCTCAGTGTTAAACGTGAAGCCATTTGGTACAAGCCATACAAGAGGATAGTATTTAACCTCGTCAACTGCGAAGTCAAACTCTGCCCCCACGGCGAACTTTCCCACCATCTTGTGGCTTTCCGCTTGGGTTTTTATCTTTTCGATGATTTGGTTGAGCGTCATATTTTTTTAGCTTGGCTTCGTTTTTTAGCCTCCATTTATTTTTGGTAGTCATCTGGGAAATCGTAGTTAAAGAAGCAGTCATCATCCGTACCAGGGAGATACATTCCTCCAAAATATGCTGTGTTCTGTGGGCGTATTACATCAAAGCCAGTACCAGGATTCAAATACTTTGGATAGATAGTTGGATTCTCTTTGAGGAAATCTCTTAATCGCTCCGCATAGTATTCGGCTTTATCTCTGTATCTCTGCTCTATCTGTGTCAACTCGCCTGTTGTGATAGGTGTGGCATTCTCAGAGTTACGAGTCGATACTGACTTATTCATGAACTTAAAGGTCATTGGCAACATCGACTCAGTCAGTGAGTAATACTTCAAACAAGGCGCAATGTAACTATCAAGTAAAGTGGTGTTATCGCTTGTTAGTGTACCGTTATAAGCCTGATCTTGCAGCTCGTCGTATATACCCGACCCGATCACATCACGAATGTAAATCTCTTGAGCCTCTTTAATCGCTGCCTTGAGAAGCTTATCGTCTAAGTTCTCGTTGATTGGTGTGTTATCCTTTAAGTAGGTAACAGATACAAAATATACAAAGTTAGCCATTGATTCTTCTTCTTAGTAGTTGTGGTTGCCAAATGTGTCTGCAATATGGAACGTGAGTGGTTGTGCCTTTGATGGTCATCCATCCGCCTCGTCTTTTCCATGCTGAATATCCTGGGTCATTGTACTCTCTTGCAAGTATCACAGAAATTTGGTCGATTTCTTCCCTTGTATAAACTCGGTTGAGTCTTATCATCCTCTGACAGAAATCTCTTGATGTAGGCAACAAATCGCCTCCGCTAATACCCGGTGCTTTCTCGTATGTGTAACGAGTCACAATCTCTGTTCCAACATTTGAATTTTCAAGAGTGGTTGTTCCTTCAGGTGTAATTCTAAAACCATCCTCAACAGATTCAATCAAGCCTCTCTGTGCCATATCATCAACCTCTCTCATTATCTCCTCCACAGGCTTTTTAATGTTGTTAGAGAGCGTTTCTAAGGTGATACCCTCGTTAGAGTACAACCACTGCAAAATCATCGCTTGTAGAGCATCTCCGAACTCCAAAGGTACTGACTCAAAATTGTCCGCATCTTCACCGAACTCAGCAAAGACTTTCAAATCTTTGTCATCATCCCAGCCGAAAGGATTATCACAGCTCTCACATTTTACTTGTTCAGACATTGCTGTTGTGGCGGACATACCCAACTCGATACGAGCCTCATCTCTGTCAATGATGCCTTTCTCAAATAACTCAACGTAGTCAAGTCCAATCGGTGGCTTGTTCTTAGTTTTAAGCTTTACAGGTGAAATGTATTTGAAAATAGAACTCAAGGCTCTATCCATTTGATTCTGTCTTGGCTCAATGTATGAAGTTTGGAAAGCCTCAAAGGCTTCAATCAACTCGTTACGCCCTCCAAGTTGCCCCTCTGTCTTTATACCGAAAAGCATCGGAGAAGTAACTCGGTGAGCCATCAAAATCTCCTCTT